GTGCCATCAAAATACTGAATGTTCGTAGCGGTTGTCCAATCGGTATAAGTGCCACCAGAGCCATCGTTCTTTACTTGGACATCACAGAATTGGCTTGGGTATCCGACATAATTGAGGATAAAATACTCACCACCATTGGCACTTGGGTAGGTGACAGCATACAGCCAACTGTTAAAAGTCCCAGCGGCAGGGAAGCCAGACGCACTAGGAAACGACACGATGTTCCCGAACCCCTTACGGCTCCTGCCGGACAAGATGCCTAGCCCGATCCGATGTAGGTCAACCCCCATTAGGTCGTGGCGTAGGCGATATGGACAGGGGTAGAGGCGGTATCAGAAACACAACGCACAATGCCGTTGTAGTTGTCGAGGGAAATGCTTTCGCCAGCCTTGACCTTCAGGCCGTCAGAGCCAGACGCATTAAAGAACACAGTCACCAAGGCCGTAGCGTGCTGGTTCTGGATGATGACGCTGATGCGGCGCTCCGGGGTAACGGAAGCGACAAGGGCGGTGCTGGCAGAAGTGCCAACAGTCACCGTAGCGTGGGTGAAGGCCCGGATGAACGGGGAGGAGATAGAGATGTTGGACATAGCGGTTTAGTAAGTTCGGTTCATATTGATTCGACCAACCTGCTGCTGCTGACGGAGGATGATATCAACCGTGTCAGCCATAATGCGTTCCGCTTCCGCTTCAGCCACCTGCGCGGCCTCAAATTGAAGTTCAGAACGAAGCCAGTCGGCAAAAGTGCCACGGGCAGCATAGGACGAGAAAAGGTAAGGGATGTTAACAATCTGCCATTTAGCAGGATGTGTATGCGGGCTTTGACCAGCAGTGGTAGCCTCAAGGCAGTTGTAGAAGTTGCCGTAATGCGGCTTCCCTGCAACCGGGGTGTATGTTCCGGTATTTGAACCACTGTCGAAATACATCTGCGCCCCGACAGAATAGGCCAGCGCCGGATCGTACAGGTCTCCCGACAACTCAGGACGCTTTGTGCGATACTCAGCCCAGACAGTGCCGGGGTCAGAGAGGAAGTTAAGAACCTGTGTCGTACCGTTATCGTACAGACGGAATGTAGTCTGAGAAGACCGACTGGTTACCAGAGGATTGCTGTCATAGCAGGCAAGAATCTCTCCGGCATCGGCAGGAATAGCAGCCGTGACGCGACCATTGCCGTCATCTGTAACGGTCAACTGGGCAACCCGGACTAGGTCAGGCCAGTCCTGAGACTCCCAAATCATACGGGTACGATCAGAGATGAAGTCTCGAAACTGTGCGAATGTTTCAGAACTAATATATTGCCTGTCCTGCCCGGCAAGTTGCAGGGCATTGAATAGGACAGGCGAAAAATGAGTAGTTCTCATTTGAGAAGATGGCCGTCAGCAGTGAAGATAGCACCGTTGACGGTTGTGCGCTTGATCCGGTTGTTTACGGCAACCTCGGGGTTGTCACGAATGAATTCATTGACGAAAGTCTCGTCATTCCAACAGTCGTAACCAAGACGCTGACCCCAATAATGGATAGCAGAAGAAGGGATGCGAGCCTTCAACTCGCCTACCCCCTCGATAGATTTAGCAGCGTTTGCGTGATTGAAGGCCGCAAACTGCTTGGCCTGATGATACGAAGCCGCCTCTTGAACCTTCCAGCCAGCGATGAGTTCCCTCTCCATCTCATTTCTGAGATGGGAGGGAATGACATCAGCAAACGACTGGATGATGTCCGACATTCCGCTTTAGGCGGTGAAGTCGAACTTACCGAAGGCGAGCGGGTTGTAGACGCAGAGGCCAGCAACCGCTTCGATGAGACGGGCAGGGCCGCCACCGTTGTCAGTCAGTTCAGAGACCTGAGCGACATTGCCGCCGTAGCGGATTTCGACCTGATCGAACGGAATGACATAGCCGCTGAAGTTATTCTTCAGGAACAGGCTGGGGTGGAGACGGATCTGACCGAAATCGCCTTGGAACACATCCACGGACGAGATGTACGAGGAGGCATCCGCTTCGCGATTGAAGGTACGGACGCTCTGGTAGGCATTCGTGCCGGAGGCGTTAGTCGTGAAGACGAGGTTGGTGAAGGCGCGCTTGAGGGTCGGGCCGACAATGGCATCGTAGTTCTTGAACTGACCAGTCTGGCTGTAGATGCCAGTCAGGATGTCCTGAACAACGGTTTCAGTGAGGGAGGCCGTACCGACAGTCGAGATCTGGGCAGCAGCAGGGCAGAAAGCCGAGGCAGCAGCCGGGAGGTCAACGGTGTCGATGTTAGCGGCAGCAACGATCCACTTGTCGAGACCACGGGTGCGGTAGCCGACTGTGCCGTTGTCCACCTGAGCGGTCTGGTTGCTGCACATAGCAACTTCCATATCGCGCTTGATCATCGTGATCGCCTTGGAGACATTGTTGGCGAGTTCGTCACGGACACCAGCGATGTTTGCGACATCCTGAGTCAGTTTCGAGACGCGAACAGCCTTGCGGAAGATCTGGATGCGGTTCGACAGTTCGCAGCGGTACTGAGTACCACCGTCATTGACGAAGTTGGAAGTGCCGGAGTTGGGATCGACATCCGTGCCATCGACAACAGCGGTCGGGGCGGCGGCAGCCGGGAGGCGGTCAGCCTGCCAGCGGAAGATCGTATTGCCGGGCTGGGAACCCTTCTTCGCCATAGAGGTGAAGGGGGTGTCCTTAGCATCGACCATAGCGATGAGGTTAGCAAGGTCTTCACGCTTACCAGCGTTGACGATGTCTTTTTCGAGGAGTTTAGCCATAGTAGTATGGGGGGGTGGGGGGATTAAACGAAGCCTTTGGATAGCAATACTTGAGCGAGGTCTTCAGCGTTGTTCGATTTGACGAATCGACTCTCTGCACTCTTTGCGCTGGCTGTCTTTGCGCTAGTTTTTACTGGAGCAGCGGTAGGACGAACTGGCTGTACTTGTGCTTTATTGGATCCCTGACGCATTGTAGCCTTAGATTCCCGAGCCATATAACCTCGGATGTAATCGCCCACGAAGAGCATATAATCCGGATGGTTCTTAAACTGAGGGAAGTTTCTGATTACTTGCTGCGCCAACTGGTACTCCTTGGCCTGCGGTGTCTTCCACCACGGATATTCAGCCTCTGCAACTGGTCGAATCGTGTCGTAGGCGTGAATCTTTTCCATCTGTTTAGGCAGATGAATTTCGATTGCCTTCGTTGAATTGACCAGCATCCGGCTGACATCTTCAGGGCCATATTCGGTTTCACCCATAACGAAACCGTTAGGGTTCTCCATACACTTGTATCTTAGCCACCGGGCTTGCTCGATCTCCTTCGCCACATCGACTTTCGTATTAAGATTGGCAAACGGATTTGATGCGTCTGTGACGCTAGTTTGGTTTGCCGACCCCGAAGCCTTGGTTTCAGAGATTTCTTGCTTCAGAGATTCGACTTCAGTACGGAGCCTTTCGGACTCTTCTTCGGCCTGCTTGCGCTTGGCCGTCAACTTATCGATTCGCTTCTGAACGCCCTTGGAGAGATTGTCATCATCTCCGTTGTCTTCCGCTGACTGTGAAGGAACATCCTCTTCGCCATCCTCGGCCGGGGGGACTTCGCTGTCGGCTACTTCGTCCTGCAGGGACTGTTCGCCTTCCTCGTCATCCTTGACCTCCGTTTGGTCTTCGCCCTCTGTTTCGGTTTGGGGCTGTCCCGTCTGTTCATCGTCCTTGAACAGGGTGCTGCGGAAGATATCCGCGAGCGATTCTTGGTTTAGCCCGGACTGGGGCATATTGGACTGTACCTCGATGTTGTTTTTGGCCGGATCGATATCGGCGCTATTGGAATCTGACATAGCAGGGAATTGTTGCTCCCAGAGGCGTACGGGGAATAACCTCAGAAACCAAGCATCGTCAATGGGGTGACGGCTGGTTTGTAAGTTTTGGCAACTTCTGCTCTAACTCAGGAGCCGTACTTGCCTTGCTGCGCCTCCCGCTGCTGTTCTAGCAACAGGAACTTGAAATCCTTTAGGCTTTCAGCCCGGCCACAGGCGTGGACACGCTTTTCGCCCTCAGTGGAGTAAGCGATGGCGCGATCAACCTCGGCCTCGATACTTATATCAATAAAAACAAGAACTGCCTCAAAGACCTCGTTGGTCTCAAAGGACAGGGCGCGCTTATGGTCATCAATGCTTTTAGCCATAATCAGAATCCGGGTTGCTGGGGAGGCTGACCCTGCGGGGCTTGGCCTTGCTGTGCCATCTTATCCGAGACTGGGCTGACCCCAATTCGTCCGATAGACTTGTTGTCCTGCTGGGAAACGCTCATCTGGAGGTTCTTGACATAGTTCTGGAAGAGCATCTGGAACTGCTGGTCTTCCTGTGCAGCCTGCTGCGCCTTGGGGTTCTTCTGGATAATGTCCTGAACGAACTGCAACTTGGACTTAGCAGCCGGGTCGTTCTCAACATATTGAGGCTCCATACCCGCCATCATCTTGGCAATGTCCGTCTGGACATCAGCATACATACGCTGCGAGGCAGAAGCCTGATCCATAACGATGTCCTTGGCGGCCTCAGGGCTGATAGCCTCGACAAAGCGAGCGGTCAACTTGTTGCGGTCAATAACGCCTCCAGAGTCCATAGGAACAACAAAGGACGAGATGGCTTTCAGTTTCTCAAGGACATAGTCCGTATCAAGTTCTCGGACATTGTAGGACACATTGAAGTCATACATAGCGGACAACTCTTGCGGCTGGAGTACGATGGGCATACCAACGACACGCTCGATTTCAGCGCCATCCATATACTGGAGGGAGAGCGAAATCACCTGCTTGTAGATTTTGCTCCAAGCGGACAGCCAGTTGTTGACGATAAACTGCTGTGTGGTCTGGGTCTTGACCGGAGGGATGTTAGCGTGGTACAGGCCGAAGTAAGCCGCAGTACGCTGCTCGACACGGTCAATCAGGTTGAAAGCCAGCGCCGGGTTGCCAGTGGGAGGAGACAAGAATGTGTAGTCATCAGGGGTGGTGACAGGCAAGATGCCACCCGGCTGGATGTTGTTCTGAGTGCCAAGGCGCTTCTTGACCTTGATAGGAGGAAGCGTTTCAAAGGCGGTACGGTCACGGATAGAATCGTGCTGTGCCTTGATTTCCAACTGATCCGTATAGGCTAGTTCAGGAACACCACGGCACTCAACGATGGAGCGGCGCAGGCGCTCGCGGCGGTATTCCACGAAAGGATACAGGCCGTGGGCGTAGTCGAGCATTTCGTGCTTACCGTACACTTCTTCACGGGCATTAGGGCAGAATACCGTGTAATAGATGCACGGAACGCCATTAGGGCCAATCTGGCGGTTGTAGGCGTAGACAATCTCGATGAGGTTATCGGCGCGGCCTAGCGTATTATGAATGTTAGTCGTAGAAGGAATCAGGTTCGGTTCCGAATACCAGTCGCTAGAACCAGTGGTAGTAGCAGCCTCCTCAACAAAGTCCTTGTCCCAGTCGGCAGTCTTAATCATTTCACGGAGTTCAACCTCCGTCATAAATGTGCGCCGGAAAATCATTCGGGCATCCTGAAGGTCTAGGGTCTCAGGCGGGAAACAGATTTCGTCAAACGGCTTGAGGGCAGCAACGACAGGAGAGTTGGAAACGGCGTACTCCTGATTGTATGTGCTTGTGCCAGAGATCATCAGTTCGTCCGCAACGCGAACAGCATCATCCTTGCTGACACCAATCAGAGCCATCAGGGCGCTGACGCTGTAATCGCTCGTTCCGGTAGACTTGAGGCTATTGACCGCTTCGCCAGCAATGATGTCACCGCTCATACCGCGCTGTTCAAGTTCGGCAAGCGTCAGTGTCACGGGGCGAATGCCAAGACGGCGTTCCCATCCGATGTGAGCGACAGACCAACCAAACTGCTGGGTGTATTGAGCAAGCAGTTCTGCCTCGGTGAGGAGATCGGCGCGCATCTTGTTATTAACAACCCAGTCACCTAGAGTCTGAATCGTGGAAGCCCGGGAGGCATCTCCCATCTCAGTGCCACCAACACGCAGACGAGCAAGTTGCCAAGAGGAGACTAGCAGAACCACAAGTTCATTGATGGTCTGGTCAACAAGACGGCAACGGACATCGGAAGCGCCCTCGAAAGGGAAAGCCTGTTCACCTTCACGCAGGTTGCTGCTGTGCTTCTTGCCGTCATCGGTCTGACCATCCCAGCGAGCAAGACGGATATCGTCATTGCTGTTCAGGCGAGCAACATTGCCGCCGTTGTACAAGGAACGCTGGAGTTCGCTGCGGAGTTCGCCAATATCCGGCGTTTCCGAGAAGAATGCCAATTTATCCTTGCTTTGATTCTGGTCTGACATATTCGTTAGATTGTTTTTCGATGTGTTGTAAAAGAGATGACTTGTGGAAGCGATGCTGTCCACCTAAAGTTGTGTAACACCGAATCTGACCTGTTTTGCGAAGTTTGTCCAATTCTCTTACATCAATACCACTCAGGCGCTTGGCAGCAGACCTAGAAAGCAGCATCGGGTATTCCTCAGGCTTCATTTTTAGTAAGAGCCGCCCCCCTTGCACTTGAAGTGATCTTCGTCATACTCTTCTGGGGTAAGTACTAGCAAATACCGTAAGCAGTCAATGGGATCCTTGGAAGCGCCCTTGTCAGCATCAGCCCCAGTCCATTCACGCAAGGAATATATGAGGTTTTCGCACTTTTTGGAAATATAGAGTTTAGGCTCGTTGATTGGTGACAATGGCTGCCCGGGATCGTGAGCCAGAGCGTCATTGATGATTGCCACGCCTTCCTCAATACGCAGGCCGGGTGCAGGGGCGAAATACATAGGGTCGGGGTCTGAATCGAGGAGTTCAATCAGGGAAGTACCGTGTTCCTTGCCTGCGGCCTGTGTAGCGCCAGCCCGAGGGTCGATATAGCGGTCTTCGATGACCTCTTCCCCCTCCAATTCCCTGATAATCTCTTTATACTCATTAATGCCTCGGCCGCCACCTGCTCTTTGTGCCGGGCCTGCCTTCCCGTCTAGTTTCGAGTCAGGAAGCGCCCATTCCCCGTAACTGACATCCGGCCACTCCCGATAGACATACCAACGGACATTTTCACCCTGTCCTACCGCCCTAAGCCAGATCATAAACCAGTTTCTGGCTCCGGCTGGGTCAATCACCATATAATTCGTCCCTTCCTTAGGGATTTTATCGTGGTCTATCTCGTTTAGGTCTCCAAAGCGTGGGAACTGCGCCCCGGCAAGGCTTTCAGCCCAGCCATAGGCTCGGATCTTCTTCTCGTAGGTAGTCTTGCCCTCTAGGGTCTTACAGAGTTCGTCAAATGGGTTGTAGGGGTTGAACTGGGAGTGGAACCAGACCACCCCAGCGTCCTTGCCACGGGATTTAGCCCGATAAGGCATATGCCCGTTAGGCACGCCCGGCGCGTGCTGGATATTCTGGTCTAGGATGACCGCCTGCTTGGTTTCCAGTATCTTAGCGCCGGAAATATACTCTTTTACGACATTGGTGTACCCCGAGATAGGGGTAAATGTCACAATAAGCCTACCTCGGCGGGTAACGATACGGTATCTAAGGGTCTCGATCCAATCCAGCGGCACAAGTTCATCGCACCAGATAATATCGCACTCGCCACCCTCAATAACCCGCTTTTCCTGCGCGTAATTAAGAAAATAGCACTGACTGCCGTTGGGAAAGATGAAAGTGCCGTCCGAGAAGCCGTTTTTCTGGGAATACTGGATATTGGTCACCCGTCCCTTCTTCAGCGACTTGTATTCCGGGGGGAGGTATTTCCAGATGACATTCTGCTGCATCTCGATGGAAGACTTGGATGTGGTGTGCAGACACCAGACACGGGCATTGGGAGTATTGACCAGCATCGACACCACACGCTTGGCAGCCCATTCGGTCTTGCCAGCGCGGTTGCCACCAAGGACGCAAATCTCCTGATAATCTTTGAGTAGGTTATCAGCGTCTTTCCAGTGAAATGGTTCATAGCCGTGACGGTAAGGGTCTGTTTTCTCAGCAACAATCTTCTCTTCTCGGATCCGAAGGATCCGAGCGACTTCGGCTGCACCTACCCGTTGTGTCAGATTTTTAAGATCCTCAGGGCTTGGGATCTTGAGAACTGGATGGGGGCTTAGATTCACTTTTTCTTAGCAATCTTACGCTTGGTAACGCAAGGCTTGTAAGAAGTCTTAGATTTGGCCTTACTGGCCTCAATCTTGGGAGCAAAAAGGTAGTCTCCTACCTTCAGGATCAGGGTCTTGATACCTTCAATAATGTTAGACATAAGTAAGTTTAATACGGTTCATAAGGGTTTTGTCAAGGATGGAGCCACGGGACGGAGTCGAACCGACAACCCCCTGTTTACAAAACAGGCGCACTGCCATTGTGCTACCGTGGCGTTAGCCTTCAAAAATTTCGTCCTCGGTGATGCCCTCCTTGAAGGCTTCATAGGCTGCCTTGATAGAACTCCACATAACGGGCTTAAAATGCTCCTTGGGCGATCCCGGGCCAAAGGTGACTACCTTGTACTTGTTCTCGGCCACCTTGGCTACGATCAGACCCTCCTTGAAGTACTTGTTGAACGACCTGACGGCATAGACCAGCGAAGCCTCGGCCTGCTCGTCATTGATGCACTTCTTCTCCAGATACTCGGCCGCAGAGATAAACTTGCTCTTCTTGATGACCTTGTGCTTAGATTTAGGCTTGGTCTTCTTGGGCTTCCCCGGCTTTTTCTTAGCCATTACCACTTGCCTCCAAATCGAGGGTGCTTGGCCGCCACCCAGCGAGCGCCATCAGCCCGCAGGGGTACAACCATCCCAATCACAAAATTCTTGCTGTCCTTGACCAGCACATTCACCCGCTCGTAGCCCTTGTCCCGAATGATATCACAGGCAATGATCCGAGTGTTGATGAACTTGGCCTTGACGATTCCCTCCACCTGCTTCGGCGGCTCCACCGCAGCCAACTCCTGCGCCAACTCCGGGTTGTCCACGCCAGCCTTCAGGCAAAGATTATCAACCCCAATCCTCGTCCAGAAAATCGGCCACAGACTATTCGGCCCTTTGCTAGGCTTCCGATACCAGTGCGCCCCTTCACTCAATTCCTTCCGAATCCCTCGCATCTGCTGCTTAGAAATCCCGGTCACCCGGATCAAGTCTCCTTCTGAATAATCCATATCCCATCGATATATCATCCTAAGTTAGACTTAGTCAATCTATTCCCCCAAGGCTTCCCGTTACGCTCATTCACATTCGCTCCACAAGAACCCTTTCCCCCATTGGGGGACTAAAGGGGGGAGAGGGGGAGATCCATAAGAGGGGGCAGACCAGACCCCTGTCAAGCACCACCAGCAGGCCAAGCCCAACCTATTAGCACGGCTAATGCCCAGCCCAAGCCCAACTTATAGCCCTGCCTGCCCAGTACGGGCTTATTGCACAAAAAGTCCAGATGGGTTAACCCGCTCGGTGACCGGCCGCCCTCCGGGCGCGCTACCCCCCCCCCGGGGTGAACGGCCGTTCACTACTTCGGCCGACTGTGCCAAGTTGTCCCGAGCTCGGGTTGACTAAGTGTCTCACTATTCGAGAGCGCGCCAGATCCCCAATCGCTCCCAGCCCGGTGGCCGGAAGCCCGAAAG